GATGATAGAGATTAAAGCACAGTTACACTTTTACGATGGCATCACAACAGATGAGATTGACGGAATTACTTTAAGAGCGATTGTTGATCTTATCGATATTGAATCAAATCCAGATGTAGGTCATACGAACTATCAATATGTAGCAGGCAAGCAACGTTTGTCTATGCTACGTAAGGATGTATATGGTCAATACGAGCCTCCCCACCTTTATGAAATAGTAAAGAAAAATGTTGAGGTCGGATTGTATACACCAGAGTTGCTTGAATGGTATTCGGAAGATGACTGGAATAAAATGAATGACATGTTAGATCATTCCAAAGACGAGGAATACAGTTACGCAGCTATCGAACAATTGATTGAAAAGTATCTCGTGCGTAACCGAGCTACTAAGGAGATCTATGAAACACCACAAATTCGTTACATGGTTGCTGCCGCGACTGTCTTCCATAAAGAAGAGCCGAATAGTGCAAGAATGCGTTACATTAAAGAATATTATACAGCGGCATCCGATGGCTTGTTTACTCTTGCTACACCTGTCTTGGCTGGGCTCGGCACTCCTACTAAACAGTTTTCTAGTTGTGTTCTTATCCGCAGTGACGACGATCTGGATAGCATATTTGCTTCTGGAGAGATGATGGCCAAGTATGCCAGCAAACGTGCAGGCATTGGTTTAGAAATTGGTCGTCTACGATCATTAGGCAGTCCTATACGTGGCGGCGAAATCATGCATACTGGCATGATTCCTTTTTTAAAGAAGTGGTTCGGTGATTTACGTTCTTGCTCACAAGGTGGCATTAGAAACGCTAGTGCTACAGTCTTTTATCCTATTTGGCATCATCAGTTTGACGACCTCATTGTTCTTAAAAACAATCAGGGAACTGAAGAAACTCGCGTTAGACACATGGACTACGGAGTTGTCTTATCAGCGTTCTTTTGGCGTAGGTTTAAAAATAAGGAACATATTACGTTCTTTGATCCTAACGAAGTTCCTGATCTTTACGAAGCCTTCTATAAAGACACAGACTTATTCGAAGATCTATATGTAAAATATGAAAAGCGCAAAGACCTACGCAAAAAGGTTATGAGCGCAGAAGAAGTTTTCAAGGGTGGTATACTGAAAGAACGCACAGATACGGGTCGTATCTATTTGGTCTTTATTGATAATGTAATGAATCAAGGACCATTTGATCCTGAATATCATACGATATATCAGAGTAACCTGTGCTGTGAGATTCTATTGCCCACACGTCCGTTTAAACGACTTGATGACGATGCTGGTCGCATAGCGTTATGCACACTGGGATCTATCAACTGGGGTGCGTTCCGGAACCCAGAGGATATGCGTAGAGCCTGTAGGATTCTACAGCGTAGCCTGTGTAACATCCTTGACTACCAAGACTTCTTGTCGATACAGAGTAAACTCAGTAACGATGAGATTCAGCCGTTGGGTATAGGTGTTACTAACCTAGCCTACTGGCATGCTAAGAGAGGAATAAAATATGGCGACAAAGATGCACTATCGGAAGTTAAAAGTTGGATGGAACATCAGGCCTACTATCTTACCGAAGCCACAGTTGAACTTGCCAAGGAGAGAGGCAAGTGTAAAGACTCAGACAAAACCAGATACGGTCAAGGAATCTTCCCCTGGGAGCTCAGAGCCAACGGAGTTAACGACCTTACAGACTTCACTCCTGAACTTGATTGGGAATCTCTTAGGAAAGAAATGAAAGAACATGGAGTTCGAAATGCCACCTTAATGGCAATCGCTCCAGTAGAAAGTTCTAGTGTTGTGATCAATTCGACCAACGGTATTGAAATGCCTATGAGTTTGATTTCTACAAAAGAATCAAAAGCAGGATCATTCACGCAGGTAGTTCCAGAATACAATAGATTAAAAAACAAATATCAATTAATGTGGGATCAAAGAGATTGTCAGGGTTACTTAAAAACCGCAGCAGTATTAGCGGCATATGTTGATCAAAGTATTTCTACAAATACTTTTTACAATCCTGCACATTTCCCTTCAAGGAAAGTTCCAACTACATTGATCGCTAAGAATTTGATGCAGGCTCAGATGTGGGGTATCAAAACTTTCTATTACAGCTTGATTAATAAAGCAGGAGCCAAACACGAAGAAGCTACCCCCGAAGTTCATTACAACGGATTCCATGAGAGAGAAATTGAAACAAGTATAGAAGAAGATTGCGAGGCATGTAAATTATGAGTTTAGCACAATACAATTTAAAACACAGCACAGATTATCTAAGTCGAAAAATGTTTTTGGACCCAGCCGGTCCTGTAACTATTCAACGATTCGAAGAAGTAAAATATAACAAGTTAGCCAGTTTCGAAACAACAGCACGTGGTTTCTTTTGGGTTCCGGAAGAAATCAGTCTGACCAAAGATGCACAAGATTTTAAAGATGCCAGCGATGCAGTTAAGCATATCTTTACCAGTAATCTTTTGCGTCAAACAGCATTAGACAGTTTACAAGGACGAGCTCCTGCACAGGTATTCATGCCTGTGGTAAGCCTTCCTGAACTTGAAGCACTAGTTAATAACTGGACATTCTTTGAAACAAACATTCATAGTCGTTCATACAGTCACATCATTCGTAACATCTACAACGTGCCTAAAGAAGTATTCAATACAATTCACGAGACTAAAGAAATCGTAGAAATGGCATCTAGTATCGGTATTCAATATGAACGATTACATATGATTAATTGTCGTAAAGAACTAGGTGAGAAGTTTGCTGAACAAGAGCATATCAAAGCTATCTGGTTAGCACTAAATGCCAGTTATGGTCTAGAAGCATTCCGCTTCATGGTATCGTTCGCTACATCCTTAGCAATGGTAGAGAACAAGATTTTTATTGGCAACGGCAACATCATTAGCTTGATTTTACAAGACGAACTTCTACACAAAGGTTGGACTGCTTGGATTATTAATCAAGTGGTAAAGGAAGATCCTAGATTCACCAAAGCCAAAGAAGAATGTGAAGCAGAAGTATATCAAATGTATATGGATGTGATCCGTGAAGAAAAAGAATGGGCTGACTATCTGTTCAAGAAAGGAACAGTGATTGGTCTGAATTCAAATATTTTAAAAGATTTTGTAGACTATACAGCCGCTACTGCTCTAAAAGACATCGGAATTAAATACGGACATCCTGCTCCAAAAACGACTCCGATTCCTTGGTTCAACAAGCACAGCGATACACATAAAAAACAAACTGCACTTCAAGAAAATGAATCTACCAATTACGTTATTGGTGTGATGAGTGATAATCTTGACTATGACGAGTTACCGGCTATATAATAAAGATTATGTTTAAAGCACAATTCAAACGACACTCGCCCTACGAATCTTGGACTACCATTGGACACTATGGTAATGAAGAATCTGCCATGGCAGCAGCATTGAGTTATAAAAACAAAGGTATGCTGATGGTCAGAGTTGTAGATAAAAAGAATAGTGTAATTTATTCAAACTAAAAATTAGGTTCGTAGGAAACATGAATGTATATTTTTATAAAGTTTGGTTACCACTACACTTGATCTTCTTTTTATCAATTCCATTCATTTTTTCAAATACTATAGAAGTTAATTGGTTGGTTGTTGTTTGTTCCTGGATTTTAATTGGTCCTGTTGGATTAGGAGTTGGATTTCATAGATTGTTTTCTCACAGACAATTTGAAACATACCGTCCTATAGAAATAACATTAGCCATACTAGGCACGTTGAGTTGTTATTCTCCTATCCTATTTTGGATAGGTCAGCACCAAACACATCATAAAAAGGCAGATAGTTTAGAGGACGTTCAAACTCCCAAGCATGGTTTTCTAGAATCATTCTTAATGTGGAGATTGAGAGAAGGAATAGAAAAAGAAATTAATCCTAGAGACTTTTGCACTAGAAAAATAATGCGAGATCAGCTCTTGATGAAGATAGGAAACAATACGATATCTATCATTTACGTATGGGCTATCTTTTTATTATTAATTTCTCCTTCAGCACTTTTTAGCGTATTAATTATTCCGGCTATCATCGAGAGTTTTCGTATTAATTTGATAAATTATTATGGTCACAAAGCAGGAATTTTTAGTTATAGAAATTTTGATACACAGGATTCTAGTTTTAATAATCTTCTTTTAGGATTATTTGGGTTTGGAGTGGGCTGGCACAATAATCATCATGCCAACCCACAAGAACTAATTAATAAGAAAAATTGGTGGGAAATTGATCTAGAAGGATTAATAGGAAAGTTATTGTCAAAAAAAATTATTTGACATAGAAATATCAACATAAGTAAATTTGAATAAAGGAATAAAATGAAAGCTATTGTTTGGAGTAAGTATCATTGCCCTTTTTGCGATCAAGCAAAAGCACTCTTGACTCAAAAAGGAATTCAATTTGAAGAAAAGAAAGTCGGTGACGGATTTACCAAAGAAGATCTATTGGAAGCAGTTCCAACAGCAAGAACAGTGCCGCAGATATTTTTAGATGGTAAATTGATCGGCGGCTTTACAGAACTTAAAAAGTATTTTGAAGAGGAAAGAAATGTTAATTGATAAAGGTGTATCAGTAGGTGAAGTTGTCACACTTAAACTAACTAGCGGCGAAGAGATAGTTGCGAAATTAGCTGAAGAAACTGCAACATATTATAAATTAAATAGACCAATGGTTATCGGCATGGGACAAAAAGGTCCGGGGCTAATGCCGTATCTGTTTACAGTGAGCCCAGAAAAAGATATTAAACTGTCAAAGACAACGGTGACTGTATGCGAAGCTACTGATAAAGGGTTTGCTGATCAATTTATTCAGTCAACTACAGGTATAGCATTGGCCTAACATGACTAAGCCGATACAACGCATTGGCGATGCAAATAATAGAGGAGGTAACATCTCAAATGCAGATGGAAACTCTACAGTGTTTGCCAACGGTAGATTAGCCAGCGTTGATACAAGTTTAGTTAGATATCCCAGATCTACAACTACAACATCGTCCGGTAGCGGCACAGTCTCGGCGCACGGAAAGCCTATCAACTATACAGATAATCCGGATTCGGACGGTGCTGTTCGTATCGGTGGAAGCGGAGATGTGTTTGTTGGCGACGATATTGACCAAGATATCCCGAGTATTAGATTAGTAGTTGAGGCCGACGAAGAAGACGTTCACGATCCAGGTTCGGGCGCCACTGCTTTCGCATCTGTTCCTAGATCCGATAGAGAAAAGGCAGTTCCGGATCCAGCACCAACAGGTAATAAAAATACAGAACCTAGCAAATTCACCGGAACTCCAACAGCGGATTGTGGCGGTGTTGAAGCAGAAGTAACTGCGGCAGCTACGTTAGATAAAATAGAAAAAATACAATTAAGTCCACGATTTACTGTAGGTAAACTAACACGAAAACCGAATGTGGCTTTTGATAATCCTTTAGAACCGCCGGGTGGTAGTTTATCTAGAGAAGAGATAGTTTGTAATTTAAAATTACTATGCATCAACTGCCTAGAACCAATATATAACAAATATTCGAACGCATTTATCACTAATACCTGGAGGAAACCCAGCGGCAATCCAAACAGTCAACATCCAAAAGGCATGGCCGCAGACATACAGTTCAGAGGTGTTACGAAATCAGAATATTTTAAGATAGCACAGGTAATCAAAGATTTAGTTCCTTACGATCAATTATTATTAGAATATAAGACCACAGGAACTGGCTTACCGTGGATACATATTAGTTTTAACAAAGCAGGAAATAGGAAACAGGTTCTTACTTTCCTCAACGATAAGACCTATGCTCAAGGACTTGTTGATTTAGCGGACAAATAACATGAAAAAATTATTTTGGAACATTTTAGGATTTTTAAGTTTAGGCATGGCCTACATCGGAGTAGTAACTCCAGGCATACCATACAGCCCGTTTGTGGTGTTTGCTGCATACTGTTTCTCAAAAGGCAGCGAACGTATGCATCGCTGGATTTACAATCATAAGATCTTCGGACCATTCCTAACCAACTGGAATGAAAAGCGTGTGTTCCCACAAAAGATGCGCTATCTGATGTTTTTTATGATGAGTCTAAGTCTTGTGTTAATGTATACTGGAGGAGTTAAACCAATTGGAATTATCTCAACTGCTATCTTTATGGCCCTTGTGGCTGTTTGGGCTTGCCGTTATCCTAACAGCGTTGAAGAACATGATCGTAGAAAAACAGAAGGTAAAAAAATCGGATGGCTAAAATAACCCTAGACGAGTTAATGGACATTGCATTCGCCCACGAAGAGGGCGACCCTATCGATTGGGGTGTGTTCAAAGAAGGACAAGAGCAAGCAATGAAAATGATCGGAACCAGTATATTAGAACAATTTGACAAAGAAGTAATCGGTGACGGTGATCGTCTAATACTATTGGCTGTGATTACCAAATTAATAACTGAAAACATGATTTTGCATTCTAAACTATTGACAGCTACAAAAAAAGATGTTTAAATACGTTTAATGCGCTCGGTTACTGGCGGTCGGTTAGGAGACTCTAAATCTCTGGTTGGCGGGTTCGATTCCCGTCGAGCGCACCAAAGGATTTACATGCAGTTTGAAACCAAAGAAGAAGCAGAAGCATTTGTTCTTAAGATCATGGGACCTCCTAGACGCAGGCTAGAAGGCGCTGAACACGATCAAGTTTGGTTAATGCTGCAAATGACAGAACCGGTTAGAGAGACTAACAATCAACATAGCTGGTGTGCTGAATATAATGTTGGCGGAATAATGTATGATGTGCATTATTTCCCAAACGAAGATCCGTTTATAGAACAGTATCTATAAATAGATGCGTGGGAAGGTCCCACACCCAACACTCTTTAAATGATAGGTCTTTAGAGTGTAGACCGTAAAAGGAGAAAACATGATGTATCAATCAAAGCTCGCCGCGGCAATCAAAGTCAACGGCAAAGTCCTAAGAGAGTTCAAGGACACAGTTCACATACCATTCGGCAGTGAATATACAATCTTACTAAAAAATCTCAACACACAACGAGCAGTAGTCAATGTATTCATTGACGGTGATGATATGGTTCCGGGAGGAATCGTTCTCAACGCCGGACAAGAAATTGATCTAGAACGTTCTGTAAAGAACGGTAATCTCACAGAAGGCAACAGGTTTAAGTTCATCGAACGCACAGGTGCAGTAGAAAAACACCGTGGCATTAAACTAGAAGATGGATTAGTTCGTATTGAATTCCAATTTGAACAACCTCGTCCGATCTACAATACACCCTGGATCTCAGCCAGCGGATCTACCATTTATCCACAAGGCGGAATACTACGAAACTCTACAGCAGATTGGGCAGCACCAGCTGGATCAGTAACTTGCTCTGCGGTCAACTATGCCGCTACCAACGATGTAGGTATCACTGTTCCTGGTTCGAAGAGCACACAGAGTTTCCAAACTACTCATGTTGGTCTTTTGGAATCTACTAAACATAGCATGGTGTTCAAACTGTTTGGTGGCACTATGCCTGAACCAATCACAGTCAAGCATAAACCAAAGTGCGTGACCTGCGGCAAGCAGAATAAAGCTACTAGCAAGTTTTGCCAAGAGTGTGGAACTGCTCTTGAAATATTCGCATAAAGATTGTATAGTGTAAATAAGTTTGCCGGACCTGTAACCATATTCCGGCTCCGCTGACGCGAAAACAGGATGGGCTGCGCTCACGGGGTTTGATAGTTTCCTGACACAAAAAAACTATCATTTTTAAAGGAAAATAAAATGCAATAGATTGAATATGCTTGTAAGGATGTAGTGTTCCATTTTAACAAAAAACACTTAGAGGACCAATCAATACCTATGTGGGTCCTAAAAACACATGGGGAATCATTTTACGTTCATCACGTTACCTGCGAGATACCTTGGACTACCAAGGAAACACCAGACAACTCGCACACCAAAGGTAGCATCAAGATCAAAGACTGTTTGCTGACTATCGACGGCGACAACTCTGCTACTATTTCTACTCTCACTATATTTGATAAGATCCGGTTACGGAACCAGAAGCTTGGTATCACCCGAATTATATTTGGTTGGGGATCCACCATGCACAAGGCCTTGGCGGGAAACGAGTTTAAGCATTCGCCATTCAAGAATGTAGAAGGTTCGTGTGGCAGCAGTTACATTATTTGCGATCTGCTGAAAAAAGAAGAAGCCACTTTGGCAGCATTGAAGTATCCAAACAGTTGGCGCATACTCAAACCAAACGAAGCCTATTATCAGAAATATGATCAGAAAGGCACAATTTGGGAAGAAGATGAACTTGACTTAGAAGAAGAATAAATATATAATGTAAGTTATTGCTGTATGAAGCGGAAGGAAAAGTGTTCTGGACGTGGGTTCGAGGCCCACCACCTCCACCTAAGTGTATAAGGTATATTTAGGTGGGGGTGAATTCTGGTTTCGACAGGGCAAAGAGTAGAGAAGTGGACAGCACGGTAAGGCAGAAACCGTAGGGTTGGGGTTTCCCGGCCGTAGACGCAAAAAAAGTAATCGCAAACGACGATTCATTTGACTTCGCAGCACTAAGCTTCACAGGTAACACTGTAGGCGGTCGTGTTGCACTAGCAGCCTAAGAAACTGCAAGTCTGGGGTAGCTATACCTTATAACCCAAAATAGTAAAGGCTACTTCGGTAGCCTTTTTTATTGCACTCGCACAACAAAGACTATATACTTGCTAATGATCAGTGATTTCACTAATCATTTGTCGTGATGTTATCAAATTAATACAGACAGTAAGACACACGATCTCACATAAGGAAATTAAAGATGAAGAAAATTGCATTAGCAACAGTATTGGTTTTGGCCGCTTCGGTAGCCTCAGCCGCAGAAATGGGTCTAGAGTATAAGGACTATAACGGAGTAAATGGTGGCGACAATGCCAATGGTTACAGTTTAACTGTAGCAGGCAATGTAGCACCTGGCATCAAGTTAGATGCTAAATTCCAAAATAAACAAGTCGATGGAACTAACACCTTGTCAACTCGTTTAGAAACAGGTGTAACTGGTTCTGCTACTATTTCTGGTCCTGTATCAGCATATGTTCGTGGTGCAGTCGGCGAGAAGTTCACTAATACCACAGACTTTTCATACTACTCAATCGAACCGGGTGTAGCGGTCAAACAAGGTCCAGTTGGTGTTAGCCTAGGTTGGAGATATCGTGATGCATTCAACGATGCTAACGGTGACCAGACCAGAACATGGCGGGCTAAACTAGGTTACGATCTAACCAAAGTAGACAATGTCTATGTAGGTTACGACCGTCAACGAGGTGACAGCGACTATAACGCTTGGCGCATTGGCTACGTAAGAAGTTTCTAATCCAATTAGATTCCACCAAAGGCCCCTAAGGGGCCTTTTTATTTTCCAAAACGTTATTGATTTTTTCTATTAGCGTTATTAAAAAATATTTAGGAAAAACCTATTGATTTTACGTTTTAATAGGATATATAATACACACATAGAACAGAAGTTCTTAAAAGTTTTCAAACACACACAAGGAGATTGAAATGAAAACAGTTGGTAATAAACTAGAAAAATTTGCCGTAACAGGAGTTAATCCAGGTAAGGATGATTTTTTCACAATTACAGACGAATCATTTGCTGGCAAGTGGAAAGTAATCGTTTACTATCCAAAGGACTTTACATTCGTATGTCCAACTGAAATCGTTGCATATGATAAACTATTCCAAGACTTTGCTGACCGTGATGCTGTATTGTTGACTGGTTCAACAGACAACGAGTTCTGCAAACTTGCATGGCAAGCTGCACACGAGGATCTAAAGAAGATCAAGCATATTCAATTCGCTGACACACAGCGTGGTGAACTAAGTCTTATTGAGCAACTAGGTGTATTCTATGCTCCAGCCGGTGCTGCACTTCGCGCCACATTCATCGTTGACCCGGACAACGTTATCCAACACGTTACTGTCAACAACTTGAACGTTGGTCGTAGCCCAGAAGAAACTCTACGTATTCTTGATGCGCTACAAACTGGCGAACTTTGTGCATGTAACCGCACAGTCGGCGGCGAAACACTGTAATGTATTATCACGCACACGTCTACTGGAAAACACAAGAACAGCGTTTGATTGCTCTTGTGCTTAGAGACATGCTTTCTAAGTTAGACTGTTCGTTAGGCAGGGTTTGGGATGAGCCCATTGGCCCCCATCCTCTGCCAATGTATCAAGTTAACTTTAATAGTAAAAATTATAAAGAGGTTGTTTCGTTACTTAAAGATAAGAATATTAGCATTCTTATTCATGAAGACACAGGAGACGACCTGCGTGACCATACAGAAGGTGCTCGTTGGATAGGTCAAGAACTCAAACTTGACCTTGAATGGTTAGAAAAATACACAAGGAGTAAAAAATGAAACCAGTATTGATACAAAACTTAATCAAACACAACAAGGGAAAGTATAAGGCAACTCCTATTACTGAAGAAGACCGTAAACAGCATGATCGTGCTATGGGAAAGTTTATCTTTTGGTTTGTGGCATTTTTGTTTATTACGGGTCTCGTAATTGCCTAAGGAGACAAACATGACAGCATGGGTAGATACAATTAAAGAAGCATTACCTGAGTATGCTAAAGACACTAAACTGAATCTCGATTCAGTCGTGAAGCGTTCAACCCTACCGCAGGAAGTAGCAGAAGGTTGTGCCGTGGCAGCAGCAATGGCTACAGGCAACGGAAAATTGGTTAGCTTTATTCAAAGCGGTATGGAAAATACTATAGAGAGAGATGCTGCCTTAACAGCCGCAAGTCTAATGGGTATGAACAATGTTTGGTATCCGTATGTAGAAATGGTAGACGATCCAGCACTTAAGGGATTGCCACCTCAGCTACGTATGAATGCTATCAGCACACACGGGGGCACGACACAGGACCGTTTTGAAGCTTATGCTTTATCGGCCAGTATCGTAGGCAAATGCCATTTCTGTGTGGCAGCACATTATGATACTTTAAAGAAGGCAGGTTACACCGTAGAACAATTACGTGATATTGGACGTATAGCGGCAGTTATCACTAGTGTGGCAAAGGTGTTAAACAGTTAATAAATATTAGTCAAGGAGGGGCAAGACTATGAAACAGAAAAAGCTCATAGCGGAACTGTATAAGGCTTGCTTCGACCACGACGCCAAGAAG